GGTCCCACAGCCGCGCCTTGGAATTGTTCGGCGGCTCCTCCTCGCGGTGTGTGAAGTTTGCCGCTAGTTTCCCGTCCCACCCCTGCGGCAGCCTCTGGTACTCGAAATATCCGAGTAGATAGTTCACGTCTGCGGCGGAGTCTGGCCCTGCGCTGAGTGACCATCCCAAACCGTCAGCAAGCGCCCTCGCCTGCCTGGGTATGATCCGGTCATCTCTGTAGTTCTGACACACGATATGTACACGCAGGGCCATTAACTCACACCTCTATCAACGGTTTAGCTACCAGAGGTCAACTCCACTTTGCAGAACGCGCTGGGCCGGATCAACCCGAATGCAGCCCGCATCTCCGCCAGGATGGCAATCATGTTTCGGATGAAGAAATCGCTGTGGCTGTCACTGACAGAAATCGAGGCCTGCTCCCGATCCCAGATGACCGCCTTGCGGAAATCGCCCAGGATCGCCTCACCCTCATCCACGGCCTCGCACTCCACCCGTGGCAGCCCCCAGAGATTCTGCTGTCCGCTGGCGAAAGGTCCGCCGTAGTAGTAGCGATTCAGGCCGTCCTTAAGCAGGTCGATGGCCTCGTTGTCGTTCGGGTGGATCAGCCAGGCCGTAGGTTTCGCCCGCCCAGTCACACGAACGGCTGTGAGAGCCTTTCGTGTCGTGGTGAAAATGTCTGTATCCCACGCCTGGGTCAAGACACCGGAGGTATTCAGAATCCCGGTGAAGTGCTCACCGCTTCCGTCACCACCGACGATCTCATCCTCGAGGTCTTCCTCGAGATCGTCCCTGAGCTCCTGGTCGATCAGCCCGCGAAGCTGCGACGCATCGGAGAGAGCGCGCTTGGTCGCTGGGATCCAGACGGCGATCGTCTTGACGGTTTCCTGCACCTTCTCGAACGACATCGCCCCCTCGGGCTTCTCGCCGGAGACCTCGGCGGTTCCCCCCGCGTAGTCCGTGACGTTGGACTCGGCAGTTGGAGCGGCCTGAGAAACCTTCGCGGTCTGCCGGACGAATTCCACCGTATCGCTGGTGGTTGTGCGCCGGCTGATCAGGTCACGCAGCACCAGCGGCCGCCTGCCCAGCGGCTCGTAGATGCCGGTATAGTCGGTCTGCACGAAGGCCCCGGCGGAGGTATCCGAGCTGCCTGTGAGCAGGGTCTTGAACGCCACCGGGGGCGACATCAGACCCTTCGCGCTGTCGGGGATCCGGCCGTTGGGGAACCGGCCCAGCCAGTCCTTGAACTCAGGCGCGTTGATGAACTGCTCGCCGATCGTCGCGCCCTTGCCTGCCACCACGGCCTGTAGGGTCTGGCTGCCCTTCTGGGCGACCTCGATCCCCTCACCCAGTTCGAGGATCTGGGCCCTCAACGCCTCGTCACCCTCAGCCTTTTTGATTTGCGCCTTCAGGTCGGAGGCCTCTTTCAAATAGCCTGCCACCTTCTGGCGCTCTTCGTCGCTGAAATCCCTATTCGCCTTCTCGGCCTCATCGCAGATGTCCCGCGCGGCCTTCAGCGCGACCGCCAACTTCTCTTTTAATTCCTTCGTATCCATTTCAACCTCTCCGGCCAACAAAAAACGGCCTCCCCACGGAAGACCGCTCGATGGCCAACTGCTATTCGTGCTGTTTAGTCTATCCCCGCCTCCAGGAGTTCCAGCGCGATTTTCGAAGCGTACATGCTCGGTCCAGCTTCGCCGCTCGGCTTACCGGATTTACCGGCCTCGCCTTCGGGTGGACCTTCACCATCGCTCGGCTCCGCGCATTTCGCTCCCAGATCCACGCAGAGATCGTGTATTTTCTGGATCCGCTCGGCGTCCTTGGTTGCGTTCCGCCGGCCTTCCTTCACCCCCAGCAGCTCCGTCTCCGGATTCATCCCCACCAGACAGGGACCAACCTCCAGGAGGTCTAAACGCCGCAGTTCGTTGATGTATTCGCCGTTTTCCTTCACCAGTGTTGAGTCTTGCACGTCATAGGCAAAAGAGAACTCCGCCAGCGTACCTTTCTGCATTTTCTTCCAGACACGGCTAGCAAAATCCTCGTCCATATCGAGCTTTGCCTTGACGTAGAGGCCCTGTTCAACCTCTTTCGATTCCAGCACTTGCCCTATATGCGCGTCTAGGTTTTCCCACTGGTGTGAGAATATCACCGGGATAGGTCGGCCCTTCTTTTCCCACTCTGCCAACGAATCCTTGAACGCGCCCGGCAGGATCTTGTCGCCTACACGGTCCACGTTGTTGAATACCGCGACGATCGCCTCAAACGTGCCCTCGGGCTCGTCCGTTACCGATTTGAAACTGACTAGCGGGAAGCTTTTGTATTTCATTGCACAATCCTCCGAGCTACAGTGCTAGAATGCTCTCATCAACTAATAATTGGAGGCATTCAATGCTCGAGTACAAACTGACCAAATTGCTCCTTATGGGGCTCTGCCTCGCGATGATCACCGCCTGTTCACCAACTCCAGAGCAGCCCCCCACGCCGCCCCCGACACCGGCTCCTACGGTACAGCCGGCTGCATCGCCAACAGCCCTTCCTACAGTCGCGCCCGCTCCCACAGCTACAATCGCAGCCGCACCTAAAAAAAATTCCACCGTATCATTGCTCGGGGTCTGGATCGATAAAGCCCAACCCGAAACGGTACAGGTCGAACTCACAGAGAGCGGCGAAATACTGTTTAGGATGCGTACAAAATCTACGATTCAGGGACAGGCACCGACCTATGGCGAGTGGAACACCGTAGCCACTCTGATCTGGAAACAGGCCGGACCGGATTCCATCGAGCTTACGTCGGGTGATAAGCGCGAAACCTGGAAGGTCGACTGGAGCCGCCCTGCTCTGTTGCAGCCAAAATCAGACGGTAGCGGAACCATTGAGTTCGTCCGTCCCTAACCCCTCCCAAACACAATCGAGCATTTACAGTTAGCGTTCTCAGCAGCGCCGCCTGCTGGATCACCGGGCCAACGCATGCCATTCGAAAATAGCTCGTCTATCCCAACGGTCTCGCCGGCCATCGCTGCATGCTCATCGCGGGGGTTGCCGCTGTTCACCTGCCAGGGTTTCGTTCTCGTCCCGCCCTGTTTGGCTCCCTCACGAGATCCAAAATTCGCCATGGACGTTACCCTGGTGGTGGCTATCTGCTGCGCCCGGCTCGTTTTCGCTATGTCGAACAAGTGTTTGACCGCGTCCTTCGGAACCTCTGCCACCAATGCAGCCGCAACCTGGAGCATGGTTGTTTTGTTAATCGCCTTCGACGTTATCTCGGCATTAGTAGCCAGATAGTTTTCCATTCGGCTCTCATCTAGCTCGGCGTTCAACTGTTCGGCAACGTATCGCGCCCAGACGAGCGCCGTAGCATGGTTGAGCCTCAGAATGTCGGCCGCCAACTCCCCGTCCCAGCGTTCACCGTCAATCCAGACAGTCTCGATGCCCGCTCCCTCGCGCACCCGCCCGATGATCGCTGCATACTGCCGGCCGAAAAACCGACCGAGCACCTCCGCCCACTTGCTGATATGCCTCTCCCTGGCTTCCATCAGCGTGGGGTCCAGCTCCGCATTCGCCTTCAACTGTGGCCAGGATTTCGGCGGTGCGCTGTCGCGTGGGGACGCCTGCCCGCCGATCAGGACGTTGAGCGGCGTAGCCAGTTGCGCCGCATCCCCCCCCAGGCTGGGCATGTTGAAACGCGCCCGAGCCTCGTCCGGCGTCATATACGGCCGGCCAACGGCGCTTTGTAGCGACTGCACTTGCTCTTCAAACGAGCCCTGCAGCTTCTCCTGGATGTTGAACTCGATGTATACCCCCTCGATGTCTTCAAAATCGGGAAGAAGTTGCAGCGATATCTCATCCTCGATCATAGCCAACCACGGCCCTAAACAGTCCTGGTAAAGATTCTTGTGCTGTTCCTTGATGTTGGAAAATGTGGCATTATCCAGTATCCCCACCATCGGCAGCGGAATGTGGTAGGCCCGAGCACATTCCTCCCGCGTCAGCTTGCGCCCGGCAAGATACTCGGACTCCTGAGCGTTGAAGGTGGATTGCTTCCAGGTCATGCCGTCCTCGAGGATGGCCGTTTTGCCGGAATTGGCCCCGCCTGAGTAGAGAGCCTCGAATTCAGCCTTGAACCGTTCGCGGGCTTCCCGTGACCAGTCCTCCTGGTGTGCCTGTGGGGCCGGTCTCTCGATAATTCCACCCATCCGGGCAGCATTGCGCCAGAAATATTCCCGGTAGTCGCCAGATGCGAACTCCTCAGCCAAAATCCGTCTGAGCGTCTCCAGAGGCGACAGCCCCCTGACGGCGGATTCGGGATTGTATCCCCTGAAATGAGCGATACTTGCGGGTGGTATTTTCTTGTTCTCGGTTGCAAGGTTGATCTCGTAATATGTCGGCACAACGCCGCCATGAACGGTCACCAGTTCCGGCGGCATGCGCAACAGCATCATCTGCCCCGATGGATCTTTCAGCTTGAGCCAGTAAGCGTCCCAATAGATCCCGAGATCAGCAATTAGGGATTCGATCAGCCGGTACCGCGTCGTGTAAGGGTTCGGGCGGTAGATGAGTTTAGCAAGGGGATGATCTCGCAACCGTTGCCGGTCGGTTTCCCCCACCCGCTTGAACACATGCAACCCGAGCTGGGCAATGTTGCGAGCGAGGAAATCAACGCAGGTCCTGACGTTCGGCTGGGTTTTGTAGAGCGTAGCATAGTCGTAGTAGTACTGATCGTACATCCTGAGCGAGCCGTAGCTCAGCGTTGGGGTCCAATCCGGCGAATAATCGACCAAACCGCCCAGCGTTTGAATTACTGTCGGCATCATAACACCTGCATAAAATCGACATTTTGACTGTCGATAATCAGCTCTCCAACTATCTCAGCCGTCTCATTCCTGCTCTTAAGCATCTCGGCATCTCTCAACACCAAATAATCGCCGCGCTTCTGCCAGAGCACACCACGAAAAGCGAACTGCGTCTTAGTATTCACGATCACCCGTTTCAGAACCGGATAGGGCTCGCCCGTCAGCCATTCGAACATCAAACCGTCACCAATCCCGATTCCCCTCGCTCGTAACGCTCGTCGTAAATGGAACGCCGTACCGGTGCCTGCCTCATCAGTCTATCCATCGCGTTGATTGCCGCTACGAGCGGATCTATTTTCTCCGTGCTCTTGTCCTTCGCAGGCTTCACGTTCCCCGCCGGGTCTGTCGATAACACCATGTTGTGAGCGCACCAGCGGAGCACCGGATTGCCGCCGTGGACGAAGCACTTTTCCAATACCCGCTTCTGTAACTCTTTCGTCGGTGCACTCAGCGTCGCGTAACCTTGCCGCACCGGGACCATCGTCATTCCGTCTCCCTGGAGCTGCGTGACAATTTGTGTAGCTGCCCAGGGGTCAAAGCCGATCTCCTTGATACGATA